TGGAAATCGAAGTCAAGCACAATACCAGCGGAGTAACGCTAACGTCTGTTAAAAACGGAGACACGACATTGACACTAAACACACATTACACCGCTGTCGGCCTGGTTGTAACGATTCTCAAAACATATCTTAAGACTCTTGATGAGGGTAATGCTACAATCACTATTGAGACCAACAAGGGTAATGTGACGGCGGTTATAACGGTAATAGATACCACAACTTTGACGGCTGACCCGGCAACGGCAACATTTGACAAAAACACCGAAGGACAAGGCTACGACGATGTGGAAATCGAAGTCAAGCACAATACCAGCGGAGTAACGCTAACGTCTGTTAAAAACGGAGACACGACATTGACACTAAACACACATTACACCGCTGTCGGCCTGGTTGTAACGATTCTCAAAACATACCTTGCGACTCTCGAGGATGGTGCTGCCACAATTACATTTAAGACTAACAAGGGTGATGTTGATGCAGTAATCACAATCGAGGACACAACAGAATCGGGTTAAAGGAGGGAACCGCTAATGGAATATGAAGTCATCCGGCGGTTTCGTGATAAGTACACCGGGGAGATTATTCTCCCTGGTGCAACTTTTATTTGTGATGAAGCCGACCGGATTAAAGACCTGGTAAGCCGGGGAATCATCAAGAAACAAGACCTTAACCCCGATGAAATGACGAAAAGGGAAATCATGTCGATGCTCGATGATAAGGGCATCGAATACAATGAACGGCAGACGAAAGCGGAACTCATAAAACTGTTAGGCGGTGATTAGATGCTTAAAGACGTAAAGACCGTATTGCGAATATCAAACAATGCTTATGACGCTGAGATTGAGGATTTAATCGAAGCCGCCAAAATTGATTTGAAACTGTCCGGAGTGAATATTAATAAGACGGTAACGCAAACATATACCCCAGAACCGACAAAAGAAAATCCCGAACCAGAGCCGGTAGAAATACAGGTTATGGACCCGCTAATCAAGAGAGCAATCACGGTCTATGTCAAGGCTAACTTTGGATGGAATAATCCTGATAGCGAACGCTTGCAACAGTCGTACAACATGCTTAAAATACATTTAGCACTGTCGCAGGAATATGCGGAGGTGACGGAAGATGCTGTTTAAGGAGGTTGTAAAACTTATCAGTGTTACCGTCACAGAAAATGACATGGGCGACATCATCGAAACACCGGTTGAGCGTGAAGTGTTCGCTGACAAACAGTCAATCCGTCAGTCTGAATTTTACCAGGCGGCAGCTACAGGGTTACGGCCTGAACTAATGTTCGTTGTCCGGTCTGTGGATTACAACGGAGAGCAAAAGCTCAAATACAACGACAAGGAATACGCCGTCATCCGCACCTACGACAAGGACGGGGAACTGACCGAGCTCATTTGTCAAGGGGTGGTGAATAAATAATGCCAATGCCTAAAAGCGTAACCAAGATAAAAAAAGATGGCATTGAGTTCATCTCAAGCGTTGACCGTGCGCAGTACACAATCCAAGAACTCACCCGCGCAGCACTAAAAGATGTTGCAAAATTACTGAGGAAAAGAATGATACAGGAGCTCAAACAACTTCCCGGAATGAAACGACACAGACGTATATACAACAGTACCCAATATTGGGTAAGAAAAAAAGAATGTGACTTGCAAATCGGTGTCAAGCATGATGCTTGGTATGGTGTAAATCAGGAACTTGGCACAAAAGGGATGCCGAAGAAGGGTGTCATCCGGGAAACGACATTCAAACACATTGACGATATCCGCAGGATTGAGGGCCAGTATCTGTCCGCCATTGAGGATGAGAATAAGGCACTGGGGCTGATAGACGAAGAGGAGGAAATAGGCGATGAAGAATCTACGTAAACTGCTGCATCCATATCTGAAGTCTATCCATCCTCGTGTCTATTTCCAGGAGGCGCCGGACGATGCTCAATTCCCCTATCTTGCCTATGATTTCACCCAGATAACCAATGATGGAGAGGAATTTGAGACTGTCGCTCTTGATATTGATGGCTGGGACATGCCGGTCGGAGGAGACACGACAGCCATTGAAAACCTGATGGAATCCGTCAATGATGCACTAAACAAAAAGACGCTGACCGCCGAAGGGTTGGCGGTCACTTTTTATTTGGATCGCAAAATACCGCTTCGAGATGACAACCCGGCTATCAAGCGCCGGAAGTACATTTATGAAGCGAGACTTTTTGGAAGGAGCTGAGAAGATGAAGCTTACTCAGGAACAGATAGAAAACATCCAGATAGACTACGGAATAGTCTACATCAACTATGGCGAGACGGGAGAGCGCCAGCTTGCTCCCACACGCGGCGGTGGTACTTTCACAGTCGCAAAGAATATCAGGGAAATTGAGTATGACGGCCGGAAGGGCAAGACAAAGGGCATGCAGGTAGTTGATGAAATCAACGCCACGCTATCTGTACCGCTGCTGTGTGCAAGCATGGATAACCTGGCCTTGGCTATGCCTTGGGCGACTTACGCTAACGGTAAATTGTCTGCCAAAAGCGGCAATCTTGGGGCGATACAAGACAGCGCATATCTCTCTAACATAACCATGTTTGCAAAGGTCATAGGCGGAGGATACAAGAAAATCACGCTGTATAACGCCATGGCCGAGAACGATTTTTCTTTGGCGGCTGCTCCTAAAGCAGAGGGTGTAATACAGCTTGAAGTGTCGGCTCACTGGGACGCAGAGAATGATGCAGCTGACCTGTACGATATTGAAGATGTTGAGAACATTAGTGCCGACACAACCGGCCCGACAGTTACCACGGACCCGGACAATGCCAAAACTGATGTTGATGTAACAAGCAGCCTCACAGCAACATTCAGCGAGGACATTCGACAGGGCGACATCAAGGCTGACAACTTCACGCTAATCAAAGCATCGGATGGTACGGAGGTATCGGGTACACTAACATACTCAGCGGCGACAAAGACAGCGACATTTGACCCGACATCCAATCTGAATGCAAACACTGATTACATCTGGATAATCGCCAATGTGCGGGACTTGGCGGGCAATAAGATGGCTAAAAAAGTGGTAAACTTCAAGACCGCATAAGGAGGGGCGAAAGCCTCTCTTTATTTTTAAGGAGGAATAATATGGAACCACAAAGCTTAAAGGTATGCGTAAAGGTTGAAGGGTTAGATGAAACGAAAAGGCTAATCTACGAGGCAGAAGAGAAAATGGATGAAACGAAAAGGCTAATCCACGAGGCAAAAGAGAAAATGAATGAGTTGTCAAAAATACTTGATGCAATTAACAACACCGAAAGAAAAATAACGGCTGAATTTCCGGCGAAACGGGAGGGATAATATGCTTATATTGAAACAGGGCCTGAAACTATCGGCCATAATCGACAAACTCGACTTGAAAATAACAGATCCGAAAGCCGATGCCAATAAAGTCGGAGCGGATCTGATAATGCAGATAATGTCAAAAGCACATAAAGCAGAGCAAGAAATCTATGCTTTTGTGGGCGAGACAAAGGGGATAACGCCACAGGAGGCTGAAAAGGTTGACCTTATCGGGTTTATCAAAGAGATAGCCGCCGATGCGGACGTGATAAATTTTTTCAAATCTGCGGTCACCTGAAGGGGCCGCGGATAGTTGAGCTTCTGTCAAAAACATACAATCCAGCATTAATCATGGATTTGCCATTGTCGGTAGCAATTGATTACATTGTCTATGCGGTTGAACAGGAAAAAGAACAGGCAGCGTGGGAATTGTGGAACTCTTTATATCCATTTATGGCCATGGAATGGATAAACCATATCAAATTCGAGGAATTCAAAGATAAGTTATTCCAGAAGCAATATCAATATACTCAAAAATCGCTTGATGAGATAGAAGAAGAAATGCTGGCGGTCGTGGCGAAGCATAAAGGCAGGTGAGACTATGGAAATTTTTAAGTTGTTTGGTAGCATATTCGTGGATAATGAAGAAGCTAACAAGAACATCGCCAAAACAGAGGAAAAAGCCGAAGGACTTGGAACGAAGCTAGGCAACGGCATCAAAACAGCTGCAAAGTGGGGTACTGCAATTGTGGGTGGTGCAACCGCTGCGGTAGGTGGATTGATAGCAGTCACGAACCAGACGGCAGAGTATGCGGACGAAATCGACAAATTGTCAGAGCGTACGGGAATCAACAGAGAAGAATTGCAACGTTGGAAATATGCAGCGTCACAATCAGGTGCCGACATTGGCAAGCTTGAAACAGGCGTCAAGAAACTGTCGGATGTCATGGATGATGCAATAAACGGCAACGAAAAAACACAAGAAGCATTCACAAAGCTGGGTATATCGCTTGATGACTTGAAAAACAAGTCGCAAGAAGACATATTTTCGGCAGTCATGAATGGCTTGGCTGATATGGAACAAGGTGCGCAACGTAATGCACTTGGTAATGACCTTTTAGGTAAGTCTTATACTGAGATGTTGCCGTTACTTAACGCTGGCAGTGGTGGCATGCAGGAACTGAAAGACAGGGCCGACGAACTCGGCATTGTCATGTCGGAAGATATGGTGAAGGCAAACGTAAAGTTCGGTGACACGATGGCAGACGTGAAGGATGCTTTTGGAGGCATTGTAAGAGAGCTCACAAACGCAGCATTGCCGATGTTGCAAAGTTTTCTTGATTCCATCCTTGAACATATGCCACAAATACAGTCGGTTCTGTCAAGTGTATTTGACACTTTATCTGGCGTTGTCGCTGCAGTATTGCCGTTGCTGATGCAATTAGTAGAGGGTGCGTTGCCACCTATTATAGATTTGCTTATGCAAGTTGCAAACGAAGTGTTACCGCCTGTTATCTCACTTATTACAGATATAATTCAAGCTGTATTGCCGCCGTTAATAGACTTGTTTTCCACCGTTATACAAACAATTTTACCGCCAGTTATAGACTTGCTTAAGTTTATAATTAACACTATTTTACCGCCATTTATTGGATTGTTTACAAAAATTATTAACACGGTGCTACCGCCGCTAATGGAATTATTTAAAACCATTATAGATACATTATTACCGCCAATAATAGATCTTTTTAAGCAAATTATAGATGCGATACTACCGCCACTTATAGACCTGTTTAATGTTTTTATCGACACGGTACTACCGCCATTGATGGAGCTTATAACGGAGATAGTTAACGTAATACTGCCTCCACTGCTCGCCATATTTAACGAGCTGGCCGGGATAGTGTTACCGCTTGTCATAACTGTATTTGAAAGCCTTGTACCAATTATCGAGCCTATCATGAACGCGATATCGGCGGTCATAAAGACGGTGCTTGCTCTTATCAAAGGCGATTGGGAAGGCGTATGGAACGGAATCAAAGAATTCTTTGGTGCTATCTGGGATGTAATTGTGAAAGCGGCAGAAGGGTTCGGGAAGATATTTGGCGAGATTTTCGAGGGCATCAAAAAAGTTGTGCTTGGCATATGGAACGGTATTGTAAATCACATAAAGAATAATATTAACAATATTATAAAACTTGTCAACGCATTCATTGGCGGGCTGAACAAATTGCAAGTGCCGGATTGGGTGCCGGGTGCAGGAGGGAAAGGTATTAACATACCCAAAATACCGCTACTGGCTGAAGGCGGAGAGATAACTCAAAAAGGTCATGCAATAGTTGGAGAAGCAGGTCCGGAACTTTTGGAGTTGCCACAGGGCGCGAAAGTGAAACCTTTAAACAACGAAGATGTATCCGGAAAAACAATAATAGAAACAATAATAGAAGGAAACAACTTCTATATTAGAGAAGAAAGCGACATAAAGAAAGTTGCGAGAGAATTATTTAAGCTGCAGGAGCAAAAACGCAGGGGAGGCTTGACACTAGCATGAACGGATTAACATTTAATGGGGTTCATTCGGACACGTTGGGGTTAGTAATGAAAACAGCGCAAAGAAGTGCTGGGGCACCAGTCAGGCAGAAGGAAATAGTTATCCCCGGTCGTGATGGTGCCTTTGTGTTCCCTTACAAAAAACGTGATAACAAAACGCATATAGCCAAGTTCACATATTCCGCGGCAAGCATGGCAGACATAAGGCAGAAGGAACGACAAATTGGGGCGTGGTTGTCAGCACAAGAAGCACCGCTCATATTTGACGATGAGCCAGATGTGGCATATCTTGCAACTGCGTATTCCGAAATAACACCTACGGAAGATTATTTAACTAGAGAAATTGAGATAGAATTCGTGTGTCAACCGTTCGGGTTTGCGACAGAAGAAGAAGGTGTCGAAAGATACATTACGGGAGCACATCAAGAGTCAATTGATTACATCGGAACGCAGCTAATAGGATTAGGGAGCCAACAAGGCTCTTTTTTTGTTGTGGAAATAGAAGGAAGTTTCACAGACATACAAGTTTCCATCAACGATGCAACGATAAGTTTCGGCACGGCCTTGACAGGAGGCAAAATCACCATAGATAACACAAACGGAACAATCAAATCGGGCGGCGAAAATATAATCGACGAAGCAACCTTTTCCAACTTTTTTACGCTGTACCCCGGGGGAAACCTGATGCAGATTGATGGCACTGGCTTGGATTGCTACGTAAGAGCACGATATAAAGCCTTATAT